GTCCAGCGAGACGGTCGCCCACTTACGCCCACCCGCCACGCGTACCATCTTGGGCTCAGACATGTACTTGCGGCTGAGGTAGAAGGCCTTGGCGGCTACGTCTTCGAGCGCGTCGTTGATGTGCCCCTCGCGCGTGGCCAGGCGCGTGCGCATCTGGGCGTCGATGATCGCCATCTCGGTGGCGGTGCGGGCCCCGGTGACCTGACCGCGGGCAGCCTCAGCGAGGGCGCTGACGAACGCTGCATCGTCTTCCTGGCGCATGATGAACTCCTTGACGCCCGTAGGCGCCATGGGCATCGGCATCTCGTAGAAGAGAGTCGCCAGGGTGCGCAGCGCTTCGCTGTTCTCGGGTGCGATACCGACGAATGAGCCGGTAGACGACTCGACTGCCTTGTTGAGGTCCTCCTCACTGATGCGGCCAGCATCGTAGAGGATGCGTGGGATCATCAGGTAGGTGATCTGCTTCCAGTGCGTGAGCAGGTCGTTGACCGTCTCTTGCTGGTTCAGCACCAGCTGCACCTCGCTGAGTCCAGCGCAGTCTATGCCTGACTGGTTCAGGCTGAACATGCTGTAGGGGACGTAGTCGATCTGGTCCTCGAAGACGATGGTGTCAGCCTGCTTGATGTAGTGCTGCATCTTGCCGCTCTCGCGGTTGTAGTACTCCCAGACCGTGACCCACTTGAACGCGTCTCTGACCGAGTCGGAGTTGGCGCGTGCGGTGTCGCCCAGCATCCACTTGGGGTAGCGGTCGGAGCGGATGTCATCGAGGTTCTTACCGGTGTACTGTCCCGACTTGACGCGGTTCTTGAACTCGTCCCAGGGGATGACTGTGGCCTCCAGCCAGTAGCGGATGTCGTCCACGTCTCTGACGGTGAGGTCGAAGAACAGGTTGGTCGGGTCCACGACGGTGATCTTGGGGCGGTCGTTGAGAACATCCCAGCCCGTCTTGAAGACGCCCCGCTTGCAGAGGACTGCGTCGATGAGTGCGGTGGCGGCTCGGCGCCTCATCTTGTTGGACTTGAACGTCCACTCCATCAGACCGTTGACGGCTGGGGCGACCTCTTGGGCGGCTTCACTTCGCGGGTTGGCGCCGACCTGCGGGTTGGGCCCAAGCAGCGCGCTGATGGCGGTGTCTGCGATGGCATAGATGAGGTTTTTGGAGCACAGCAGCGACTTCGACATGCTGTCGGTGTCGGTGAACGTGGAGTCCTGTAGCGACCAGAATGCGCCGCGGTAGAAGCGTCGAGCCTTGTCGAACGACTTCTTCTCGTTGGCTTGGTAGTACTTGAGGTGGCGCTCGATGAGAGAGCTGAGCTTGGGCATTGGTAGTTACTCGGCTTCGGGGCCAGCCCGGTACGTTGACGATTCTGCTTTGGTTGTGGGCTTGGTGCGCTTACTCTTCGCAGCCAGCCCGGTTTTGAGGGCTTCGGCGCGTTTCTGTTGGGCCCCTGCAGTGGGGTCGCCTGCAACGACCCCGCGCGCTCCGCGGGTTCCCTCATCCCACGGACTTTGTTGCTCGCCACCGACGATTCGTCGGTACAATCGATCTTCCATGTCACCGAACCTCTGTAGCCAGTCGGACTCGTCGGGCGTCAGGCCGTAGCGTTCTCGAAGCGTGTCCGGGTTTTCGGTTTGCAACTTGTGCACATGCTCTATGAATCTCTGACGTTTTTCCGCTTGAGACTCGCTCTGGGGGCTCTCGCCCAACCGCGCCTCTCTGCGCTTTGCTTCTATCAACTCTTCGTATGTAGGCATCTCAGCTCCATGAGCGCGGAGGTGGCTTGAAGGGGCTACGAGCTTCAGCACGCTTGCGGCTGCTGAGCTTGTCGAGGTCATTGATTGTAACCTGTCCAGCTTGGTAGCCGATGTGCTCCTCCAGAGCAGTCTCGGTGAAGCTGCGGCGGGACAACACGTCAGCAGCCATGATGACTGTGCGTGCGCGGTCGAAGTGGTGCATGATGCCATCAAGGCCCCTGACGCGCTTCTTTCGGCTGCCGTCGTAGTTGACCAGCTGATGGAGCGTTCCGCGCGAGCGCACTGTGAGGTCTCCGTCGCGGAGCAGCTTGACCAGGCGCGCCTCAGCTTCTTGGATGCGCTTCTCGGTGGCGTACCAGCCTGGATGCCGCCTGTCGGTCCACAACAGGTTGCGGCAGCTGCTGTCCTTGAGCACGGCGATACAGGCCATGGCATTGGACTCTACCACCAGCAGCGCGTTGTTGTAGCGCGTCTGGAGGTTCATCAGTCGCGAGGCGAAGCGCGTGGGGTCCTCGCGGTCCTCCCAGAAGGCGACCTCCTTGCGCTGGACGGCGTCCCAAATGGTGAGCGCGCTCTTGTCACCTGTGCCACCAAACCCAGCTGGGTCAGCGGTGATGATGTACTTGGCGCCCGTCCTGGGCGGCTCGATCTCGCGGGCACCGTATCGACCCATCGACGGGTCTGCGATTGCGTGGGCGAGCATCGGCTTGAGCACGTCGATGGGCATGATGGGGGCGTAGGCACCCAGCCAACCATCGTAGGGGTCTGAGGGGTACTTGCTGCTGAACAGCCGTTCATCCCCCACGAACTCGGTGTTCAACGCTGAGCGTCGGAACGCCATGTTGTTGAGCGTCATGTCCGTGTGACGCGTCCGATACTCGCGCTCCTCCTCGGTGAGCTTGAAGTCGCCGCCGATGTCGATGCCGCACGACTCGTCTTTCCACCACTTGAGGAACAACGGGTGGAAGCGGCTCTTGCCTTCGAGCGCCGAGTGCCACATCTGCTCGTGATGGCTACCTGCTCGGCCAGGTGTGCTCTCCAAGATGATGCGCGCGTTGGGGCGCTTGTTCACCGTGGGGAAGATGTTGATGGCTGCCTTGCGCTGCCACTGGGCCTCACCGAACTCTGTGATGACCAGGCGGTCGATGCTGCGACCGATTGCTGGGCTGCGCCCGCCTGCCGTCAGCACCTTGATGCCGCCACCGTGACAGAAGTGCATCTGGGTCGAGCCTGCCTTTCTGCCGGGGGCCAAGGGCATCTGAACAGCCTTGGGCAAGCGTCGGTAGGCAAACAGGATGCGCTCGAAGATGTCCTCGGCGGTGTCCTGGCGCTCTGCGATGAGCAGCCCCTTCACGCCTGCGAGGTACTGGCAGTCGCGAAGCAGCAGCATGACGCTGATGGTCGTGATCTTGGCCTGCCTGAACTTGTCGACCAGCAGCCAGCGGTGGCTGTGGTACGCCTCGATGAGGCGTTGCTGCGTCGGTGTGGGGTTCAGATACCCGATAGACTCGTCTTCCCTGACGATCTGGCACATGCTGACAAAGGCGGCGGGTGTGGCGAACATCGCGCGCACCTTGCGCATGTCGAGATTATCAGCACGGGCGAGCGTGGCGCCGCTGGGAAGAATGAGCGGATGCGACGGCTGCCGGTTGGCGCGTGCTGGCATGCAGCGATGGTATCATGGCCATTGCGTGCCCGCCGTCGCGTTATATCGGCATGTGAGGTGGCTATGGCTGAAGAGAAGAAATGGATCAAGGGCGCGATCAAGCGCCCAGGCGCGCTGAGAGAGACGCTGGGAATCGAAGAAGGCGAGAAGATCCCGAAGGAGAGGCTCGACGAGGAGGCCAAGCAGTTGGCCAAGGCTAAGCGTAAGGCTGAGAAGAAGGGCACGAAGATGACAGCATCTCAACGACGGTTGGCTCGACAGGTCTCGCTGGCGAAGACGCTGGGTAATCTGCCGAGAGCCGCCAAGAAGGCGTGATGCCCATAGGCCCCGATGTTCAAGGCACGACGTACTCTGACCTCTGCGCGGCGAAGGACAAGAGCAAGGTGCGCCGCGCGATGTTGAAGAAGGCTGTCAAGGGCGAGAAAAAACGCAAGAAGGGCAGCAGAAGCACCAGCACCAGCGACGGATACTGATCTGATATTCAGTCGTGGAGCTTGCAGCCTCACCGTGCATGGTGTATTACGGAAGTACGCACCCCTCTCGTGCGCTCGCGGGTAGCCTCTACATGGTCCGCACATGAGCCCAGGTGGACAAGCGGAGACAATCTCGACTTTCAACCTGCCGGGATGCTGCTGGTGCAGCCCCCACAGGAACGTCTCGGCTCTGTAAGGGTGCACAACAATGGCGATTTCAACTGAGGTTCTGAACACGACCTTTAGTGACCTTCGTGGTCCGCTGGTCAACTCGTTCGTTCGCAGCAATGAGCTTTGGGAGGCCCTCGATAAGAAGGCCCGCATGCCCATGGAGAGCGGCTCGCTAATCGAGCGCTCCTTCGCAGGTGGCGCTCCGGCTCGCGGTGTCGGCGTCTACGTCGGCGACGAACTCCTCAACATGACCCGACGTCAGCAGGTCAAGCGCTTCAAGGTGGAGCCGCATCGACTCGTCGTCGCGATCAACATCCCCAAGAAGGAGCTGAACTACAACAGCGGCAAGCTGGCTGTGATTCGACTCATCGAGGAGTATCCCCAGACCACCATGCAGGGTGCGATGTCGGACCTCAACGCGTATCTTCTGACGGGTGTGTCGCGCGGGCTCGTCTTCCAGACGTCTGAGCTGAAGGGCATGCTGACGCTGAACGGAGAAATCTCCGACGGCATCGGTACTGGAGTGACGAACGGGCTGTTGGACTTCGCTGCTCCGTCGGCACAGACTGCTACGGTTCAGAATGTGGATAAGAGCAGCAGCTACTTCCACTTCAACAACTGGCTCGACATCGGCGCGTGGGCCACAGACGGCCTCCTCGACCTACGCCGCGTCTATCGGCAGTGTGCGCACTACGCGGGCGGCATGGGCAAGGGTCCTGACCTCGTGATCATGGACGACGAAGTCTACGCCAACTTCGAGGAGACGAAGCGGACCAACATCCGTGTTCAGGTTCTCGAAGACAAGACGGAAAAGACCAACATGCTGGGTCTCGACCTTGGTGTGGCCTCGGTGTACAGTTCGCTCGACCTCGACCGTTCTCAGTTCTCCGGCGACGGATCTGACGGTGTCACCTACATTCTCAACACTGACTTCATCGAGATGCCTGCTCATGAGGCTCCGAAGATCACCGAGTTCAAGGAACGTGTCGGTGACCAGGACGTTGTGACTGCTATCTTCTCGATGCAGTGCAACATGATCTGTACCAAGACGCCTGCTCAGGGTGTCGTTTCCGGCGGCGCCGCGTAGGAGTTCATCATGGCATATGGAAACAGAGTCAAGACCGACGCACTCAGCACGACGTACTCTACGGCACAGTACCCATTGGGTACTAAGTTCGTGGAATCTGCGGATGAAGTCGTAGCAGCGGTGCATACAGACGGTACTACGTCTTTGGGCCTGCAAGGCTCTCGGACCTGGGTGTTCGTTCGGGCCACTGTGGCGCTTGCTGCATATGATTGCGTCGTGCAGAACGATGTGTCTGTTGTAAACTCACGGTTCCTCGTGCGACCAACTACCTCGGCAGGAGATAACTCCTTGAGAGTTCAAGGTATCGCGCAGCACGCAATCGCTATCACCGAGTACGGGTGGATCGTTTGTGATGGTCAGGCCGTTGCTAAGGCATCCGCAGGGATCACTTGTGGTCTGTTCCTTGATACTGATGGCGGCACGGCTTCTGGAAATGTCGATGACAATACCGCAGCCGGTACTCTTATTGGCATTGCTCTCACAGCGACCGGCTCGCCTGTGAGCGGTACGGTTGCAATGGATGTCCGCTTGGGCCAGTAGTCCAATCGGATCGATATCCCGTCATAGACATCACGTCGTGATAGACTGAGCGCCGGGGCTTCTTCAGAGGCCTTGGCGCTCTCTGCTTGGAGGACATGTGGACACCAGCCTTGGCGCACTGCGGTCTCGTCTACTTGAGTTCAGAGCGTGGGACAGCTCAGGCACGACGATGAACAACCGGGTCCGTGCTTCGTTAAACACGGCGCTCGACCGCATGGCCGGTGATGTGCCTGAAGCTCTCGTTCCCGACGAGGAGCACGTGTCGATCTACGGCGATGTCGTGGGCTCATCTACCGATGTCATCACCACGGAGACGGCACGGGTCAAAGTGGTCAGCACAGATGCTCGTGTGCTGCAGTTTACCGACAGCGCGGGGGACAACTTTCCGATATCGCCCCTGTGGACGCCAAAGACCAACGGCACCTGGGATGGGCTGATGCACCTGGAGATCAAGGACGCGGGTGGAACCTGGTATCGACGCCAGAGTCGAGAATGGTGGTCTGTGCTGTCGACGGGTGCACCAGACTATCAGTACTTCGTCTCTCTCGACCGTCCGTGGCGGAACACCACCGACACGCTGATGGACTTCCGCATTCATCAGCCAGAGTTCTACGTCACCGATGACGTGATGCGCATTCTTGAGCCTGCGCGCATCTGGGACGAGACGCGCCAGCAGGTCTGGGCGTTGGACACAGGCGGCGCGTATCGCCAGGACATGATCGACTTCCGGGGTACATCCAAGGGTCGACCCTACCGCATGTGGCGAGGGCGCCACTTCCAAGTGCAGCCACCTCGTGCGGCTCCAACGACTTGGATAAACCGCGACAAAGGTGGCTGGGTCGGTCCAGTACAGGAGGGTGAGTTCACCTTCTGCTACACCTACGTGTGGGGTAAGCGGGGCCAAGAGTGGCAGGTTGCACCAGGTGGGATTCAAGACCCGGTCTGGGAGAGTGCGCCATCACCTGTCAGCAAGGTGTTTACCCATGACGGCTTGGCGGCTGCTGGTCAGTCAGTCGTAATCCAGGCAGTCAACATCGATGCGATGACCAACTTCGATGTGACAGGAACCCCGCGAGAGACGTACTCAGGGCTGCGCATTCGCTTCTACGTGGCGAGAAGCGACATTCTCGCCAGCGGTGCAGGTGAGTACAACAACGTCGAGAAGGCCAACATCTTCTATCTACTGGCCGAGGTAGACCCGGCAGCGCAAACACCAGACACCGCTGTCTACGAGTGGACTGGTGCGCGCATCCCCGACTACTACAGACCTCTGAAGCACAGTACAGGCTACTATGCCTATAAGGTCTATCCGCATCAGGACGCGGACTACGAGCTGGACATGCGGGTGCTCAGGTTGCCCCGCAAGTTCGTTCACGACCAGGATACAGCCCCGATTCAGCGTGACGCGGTGCCTGCTCTCATTGAGCTGTCCCTGTACTACCTCTGCCTAAACGACGGGGCAGACCAGACCGGTGCCCAGCTGCACCTCGACCGCTATCAGGTGCTGGCCAGGCGGTACCGCCACCGCTACGCCAACCCAGGTCGTGTTGTTGAGCCGGTCTCTTTGGCTGGACAGCGCGTCCGCAGGCGATACGGTACATTCTCAAGCGAGTGAGCTGCTTCAGCTGACGTCGACCTCTCAACCCTCGATAGGACAACCAGGAGCCAAAATGAGCGGACCCTATCTCTATCAGTTTCCCTACCCGAACTTGGGAGACGCCATGGAGCGCACGAATCTGAACACCATGCACGAGCAGGCGATGCTCGTCAGCATCATGCACTCGGGACAAAACAGCTGGCAAGGTGTGCTGATGACGCGCAACGGCGTGGAGTTTGTCACGTCTGCGCGAGAGCATCGGGGTGACTTCGACTGGCGCCCTCTCGGCTGGGTCTACGACAAAGAGGCCAACTGCTACGTGCCCCCAGGCATCTACTGGAACGTGGAGACGGGCGCCTTCGAGGGTGAGATAGACAAGGAAGCGCTGAAGGTCACTGGAGAGCCTCGATCCCAGGCAGAGCGCGTTGTGCAGTCGCTGCCGACGCCGCGGCAGGGTGAGAAGTACCCGACGTGGAAGTCCCGCGTCTACAGGACCATGCCTGAGCTGAAGAGCAACGTGCAGGCACCGACGATCCTCGCAGAGGCGTGGGAAGGTCGCAACCAGGCTGCGCCTGCGTAGGATGAGATGGCAGGTCGCCGCGACAGGTACGGCAGCTATGGGAAGGTCAAGCGCACGGCGTTGGCCTCAGACGTAGCGCGCGACCTGCGCGTCTCAGCCGCTTCTCAGCGGTCACTTCACGCCCACCTGTTTGATGGCTCTACTGCAGCCTTGGACAGTGGTGTCCACCCCTACCGCGAGATACCAAACGCCGCGCTGACGCAGATGGCTACCCCGCCTGGTTCAGGCGTTCTGGTCTCGACCTCAGCGAGCACGGTGCGCAAGGCCCGTCGCGTCTTCGGCTACTTCAGCCTGACTGCGACAGGGGCTGTGACTGCAGTGATCAGCTGCTTGGTCGAGACATCTGCGGCCTCCGGGTCGTACAATACAGTCGTGGTCGCTCAAATCCCAGCAGGTGTCACTGGCGCCTTCAAGACGCCTTACCAGTTCGATGTGCTGGCGGGGCTTCGGTACAAGTTCGTCATGGGTGGGGGATCGGGGGTTACAGAGACCATCAGCGCATACTCGTACATGGAGTGGTAGATGGCGGGTCCAGGTGACCAGACGATTCTGCGCTACGTTGTTCCACCAGGTGAAGCGCAGAAGATTTTTGCTCCCGGCTTGCTGGCGCAGAAGGTGCAGAACCTGGAGATCACGACAGAGGGCATTCTGCAGTCCATCACTGGACCTTGCGTATACGAGCCATCAAGAACAGTGGCCAATGCGGAGCAGGATCCGGCTGATGTGCTTGGTGAGCCCCACGGCATCTTCCACGCTAACCTGTTGGGTGGCACTGCTGATACCCTGATCATCCGTGCAGGTAGCGTCTTGTACCGTCACAACGGCTGGTCGAGGGAGTGGGAGTCGCTTGAGACTGGCCTGTCTGACGAGAGTCGACCTCGCTACCCAGACCAGTTCGCTGTGCTGTCTGACCGCATCATCTGGACGAACGGCATCGACTATGCTCGGGTCATTACCCATGATGGCGCTGTTCATCCTTTGGGGTTTAGGACGCTACCAGGGACTCCACTGGCTCAAGGTCCGACCAACGCGTCTGTGGTTGATCGCGCCAGCGTCTACGAGAACGCGTATGGCTACTCTTGGGCGGGTCGCATCGGTACCCCTGGTGACACGCTTGATGGTGCATCTGGCGCGCTGCTCACGGGCACCTGGTACTACCACACACAGTGGGAGGACCTCTTCGGGAACCTGTCGCAGGCCTCACCGATCAGCAGCCCTGTAGACATCAGCACGATTCAGGCAGAGGCGCTGGCTGTAGGGTCAACATCCGGCACAACGCAATCGGGCGCAGGCATCTCGGACTTGGGGCGACAGTTCCTCGTGAGAGTGAGTGGAGATGGACCCGACCATGCGGTTGCTTGTCGAATCTACAGAACGCCAGACACCAAGCACGATGACAACACCGCTCGGTTCTTGGCGCGTGTACCGGGTAATCGAGAGTTCAACTTCCCCGACAACTTCTCTGACAGTGAGCTTGGTAGCCCTCTGGCGGCGACAGTTGCCGTGCCCGTCTTTCGCGTCATGTGCACCCACCAGGGGCGCTTGGTCATAGGCAACATCATCGGTAACTCGGGCATGGTCAGGCGGTCTGCGCCGGGGTTCCCTGGTACGTTCACAGCCGCAGATTGGGTTCTACCAGACAGCGGCGGGGCTGAGGTGACGGGACTGGCATCGCATGATGGCGTGCTACTCGCGTTTACCGCCTCCAGTGTCTACTCCTTGGCCGAGTTTGGTGCGCCTCGACCGTTGGCGCAGGGTGTGGGGTGTGTAGCTCCGAGGTCCATCAAGGCGCTCTCAAATGGGGCTCTGATCTGGTTGGGGCGTGACGGCTTCTACTCGATGCGGGGGGGTACCATCACGCGCGTGAGTGATGTGATTCACAAGACGATTCGGCATGGCGTCAACCGCGGACGGATGCAGATGGCAGTTGCAGCCATCGACCCTACCAGCGGTGAGTATAGATGCGCCGTCTCACCGGCAGGGGAGAACTACAACACGTTGATTCTGGTCTTTGACGGCGTCAGCTGGCGTCGGCAAACCTATGACATCCACGTCGCTGATATCTGTCAGACGGACGACTGGCGCCAGTACGTGTTGATGTTCGGCACACACAAGCCCGTATCCAGTCCGAGCCACAACGTGTTCGTCATGGGCCATGAGACGCAGAACTTCTCGGTGGCAGCAGAGATCATCTACCGTTCGGCATGGCTCTACGGTGACGAGACCGGGCTCACACCGATGCATGTACGCACCATGTACCTCGGCATGTTGGATGCCTACAACAGCGACATCACCATCAGGTTCTACCGCAACGGGTCTTGGAATGAGGTCACCGAGATGACTGATGTGCTCACGATTGGGCCCGACGACGACAGCCGTGTGGTCACTGACATCGCAGGGAGTGCCGTCTTGGGCACCGCAAAGACGCATGACCCGCGCCTGTTCTGGCGTCAGATTCCGGTGGGGTTGGAGAACGTCAGCTCATGGGCGTTTGAGATATCACTCTCTCGACCCAGGCGGATTCGCTTGGCTGCGTTCGCTTTTGACATCAGTGTGGCTACGATGGGCAACGTGCGCGGTCGCATCCCGCATCGGTCAGACGTATGAGTGGAGAGGAGACCTTCGTATGAGCTACATCTTTCCGAAGCGTGAGCTGAACGATGCCGATGTACTCGACCCGGTAGAGTTGAACGAAGACTATGTGCCGGCTGCTGAGCTGGCCTCTGGCAAGCTGAACGCTCACAACTTGGCGAGCACAATCACAAGCGGTTTGTCTGTGGAGACAGGCGCGTACTTCACTTGGGTCAAGGCAACCTCGGCGGTGAACCCGAGGTTCGGATCACCTGGCTCATACACAGCCCCAGACCCAACGAGTTTGGCGGCCAATGCAATAGAGCTGGCGTCAGGTGGGGGTTGGGAGACCATCGAGACGGCGTCGTTGACGACTGGTGTTGCACAGCTCTGGATTGTGGGTCGACTGCAGTACAGTCGCTGTGGCTGGGCTGCCGCGGCACCCTTTCTCCATGGGGATGCGTGGACTGGTGCACAGGTACAGGTTGCGCTGCGTGTAGACGGCAGCATTCTTGAGTGGTCGATCACGGGGAGGTCAAATGAGTACGAGCAGTCGTCTTACGCGTACCGTCCGCTGAATCCGCGTGGTGCCGTCTTGGGTCCAGCTGTCGAGGTATCAGGTGCGGCTGGCTGCGGTCCTGAGCTGATGTCCGTTCGCGTAGGTGCTGTCTTTGAGGCTGCGGTGGGAGTCCACACGATTGAGCTGGTGGCCCGCCGGTTGGGGCGAGTTGACATAACCAAGCGCGAATCCACCGATGATGTCGTGTTCGCGTTGAGCAGTCAGCTGTTTGCACTACAGATGCCGACGCATGCTCCATCTGGAAGCACTTTGTCAGCTGTAGAGGCACCTGCCTTCGAGGCTGAGGAGGCATTCAGTGCCGCGAGTATAGGCACCGACAGGTTGAAGAAGGTGCGGGATGCGCTGAACGAGGTCAAGGACGGCTCGCTTGCGCGTGGTGCACTGAACCACAACCACTTGCCCAGCCCAGTCGTGTACACGGCGCAGGCTACCATCGGCTCTGATTCTTTAGGCACCGCCCTTGGAGAAAAGATTATCGACAACCAGTATCCTGGGTTCAGCGATGCGACTGTGACTACGGTGCCATCGGGAGCCGCAACTGGGTGGTATCTACTCGATGACCTTGACGGTAAGCAGTTGGAGGTAACAGGGTTCGACATGACGGAGAAAGCCATCTTCATCGTCACAGCCAACGTGCGCTGTCAAAGAGTGCACCGTCCCTTGTATCCATCGGAGGGCAATGCTGTGGCATGCTTCACGCTTCTCCGTACAGATGACAGTGGCACATCGAGTGTCATGCAGGCGACTGAAGGCTATACCAACCATCATCTGTGGTGGAACACGCTCGGTGACGTCTACAGCGAAGCAGATGATCATGTAGACATTCCGCTGTTTGCCGTCATCGACAACTCGGATGGCAACACCATCTCGAACATGGCGTCTATCGGTGTGTACGGCAGCACGCTGAAGTGGACTACTGACGGCTCAGTGATTGAGTTTCTGCACGGTTGCATCAACGTCATTCAGGTGAGGGTGTAGCATGCCTTTTGTCACCCTTCCCTACGCGTATGTAGACGGCGACACGCTCGACCCTGACGGGCACAACGACAACATCTACGACTCCGAGCTTGCAACTGGCGATGGCATCATGTCGACGGTGAACGGAGGACTCACCATCGAGAACCTCAACTCAGGCTTCAAGGTGCAAGCCGACCATGTGCTGCCTGGTGAGGTGTTCCGGGGGCACCAAGAGTTTCAGTACTCCGACATCGACATCTTCAGCGATGCCATCTCATCTGATAAGGACAATAAGATCTTTGTGCCCATCGCCGGGTGCGCATTGCGTGTCTACTTCCCCTACGCTGTGTCAGCGGCGCTGTGGCAGTGGTCTTGCTTCGCAAGCGTGTGGCGACCGAGGATCGACGGGACGTCGTCGCCATATCGGGTTGTGCCTAACCTGTCGGTAGAAGCTCACCTGGACGGTGCCGCGCTTGAACACACTCGCCGCGGGCTTCCGCGTAGCTTCCTTGTGTACACCGGTGGCACTTCGTCTGGAACCTCGTATGAGGAGCGGGCGGGGCTGCACTTCGACATGTCGCACCTGGCTGAAGGCGCATCTGCTGGGTGGCATGATCTCGTGTTCAAGGTGTTTGCTGAGACTGTAGACACCACCGAGAACATCCAGACGTTTGCGCGCTCCGTTATCGGGGTCGATGTTCCTGCCGAGCATCAAATCTATTCCCGGCTCACAGCCGGCATTCGCAACGCGCGGGTGCTCACCATCTTGTGAGGTCACAGAGAGGCTCAGATGCCCGTTCAGCCACCACGCACGATATACTGGACCCCCGAGGTGTTGCATGATCCGCTACGAACGTGACTTGCTGTTTATAATCGCACCTGCTGTGGCTGCTGGGCTGATTGCTGGTGGCATCGGTGTTTCTGGCGCCATTGGTACAGGGATCTCGGCGAGAGGCGGTAAGACGGGCAAGACGTACAGGAAGAAGCTGAAGAAGGACGTCGCCAAGATGGAGCGCGGTGATCTTGGCCTGAATGCGCAGCAGAAGCGAGATGCGATGCGTGAGATTGTTCGCGCGACTCAGGACGAGGATGCCAGCCTCGAACAGAAGCTGGCAGCTCGTGGTCAGGCAGCAGCCAGCATAGAGAAGGGGTCGCAGCAGCTGGGGCTGCAGGAGGAGGCGCAGATCGTCGCTGGCTTAGAAGCGCAGCGGCGTAAGGTGGCGGGGGACTGGGCGACTGCCATCAATCTGGCGAGTGGTGGACTCACCACTGGTATCACAGCCGGGTTGGGCCAGGCCGCTGCAGGACAGAAGCAAGCTGTGACTGCTGCAGGGTCAGCCGGTCCGACAGTTCCTGTGGTGTAGGAAGGAGCAAACATGGCGTTTTTTAAAGAGCCCCTCTGGGACACGTGGGCGAAGTCAGTCTGGGGTCAAATCGATCCGGATGTGAAGACGACGGATGCGACCACAAATCAGTTGTATGGCTCGCTGGGCAAGACTGTCGGCAACTACAAGGAGGGCAAGGAACGTGAGCTGAATCGCTATGCCATGGAGCAGCTACGCGAGGATATCCGTCTGCAGGCTTTGCTGATCGGCAGCGTGCATGACCTGCGCGAGTCGATAGCAAAGGACCGTCAGAATGCGTATGACAACTGGACGAAGATGCAGGTTGCCCTCACTACGGCCCGAAATAGCCTGAGCAAGTCTCGCAGCCCGGCGCACAGCTACATCTACACTCAAGCCATGAAGGGCAACCAGTCGGGTGGCACGAGCGAGATGATCAACCAGACGATGAATGCTTACGCGGCTCAGACGGGCACGCTTGGGCGTGTAGACGACTCGCAGATGTTCAACATTCTCAGCGAGGTTGGTCGAGGAGTAGAGGGTACGTTTGGCATCGATGACAGTGGCGAACTCTTCTTTGACAAGACCTCGTTTGATGCGCTTGGCCCGTCACAGAAGAATGCGGTGGACAGATGGCTAACTATAGCCAACGCGGGTCAACACACTTACGTCAACGAGCTGTCAGCCTTCAGAAAGACTGAGGCAACGATCACGGGTATTGCTCAGCAGGTGCGCGACGCGCCTGAGGGCGAGAAGCGCGATGAGTTAGCGCGGCAGCTGGAGTCGGAGATCGACAAGCTGCTTCCACGATTTCAGCAGTCTGAGGGCTTGGGATCAATCGAAGACGCTCAGCGTCGGCTCGATGATGCGATAGCTGACGATGCCTACTACGGCGAAGTGTTTAAAACACAACAGTTTCTCGGTCGCAAGATCCGTGGTGATGACGCAAACACCATGGCCAAAGCGATTGGGAACGAGCGCTTCCGCTCTTGGGCAGAGGAGAACGGCTTCAAGCATCTTGGCTACGTGCAGCCCGATGGCACTTATGTAGTGGGCAAGCACGATAAACGGGCGGTGATGGCGTTCAACCGCCAGGTGACTCACCCCAACCGCTACGGCAGACTCGGCTCTCCCGGTGCAACTACTGGTGAGTTTGTGCGCTTCCAGGTGAAGATGGACCCTGCCCGTGCAGGCACCATCGCCAATGAAAATGGGGATTATGCATACGTCACGAGCCCAACCAGAAGTACTACAATCCTACCCGAGGAGGCGGCCCGTATCGAAGCGATGAAAGAGATGGGTCTTATTAGGCTGACCGTGCATGACTCCGATGACGATCCCAGCCCAGAGCACATGTACTACGACCCGACCACGGGTGACTACCACCTGATCCATGGTGCAGACGCGGTAACCCTGTCATCGCAGGAGATGGCACAGGCGGCGGCATCTTATGAGTGGGACCTTAGCGCTATCATCGAGGCGGGTGAGGTCGTCATGCGTGATGGCAGGCCAGTTTCGATCGAGTCAGCGGCTGCTCTCCATGAGCTGCTGGCTGACGACGCCGCTGAGTACCTCGACCCCGCGGCATGGGAAGCGCACAAGGCGAAGCTGGGCACGATTACATATAGCAAGGAGGTACCTGGCACCTATGAGATGTCAGGCGAGAAGATGAAGCCCCAGGGCAACCATGAGGTGAACCCTGAGTACGATGATGGCTACATCGAGATTCTCACGCCGACTGGGCTGCAGATATTCAAGGCGGACCAGATCGATGGTCCAGTTACCGTCGTTGCAGCGCGCTCTGGCACCACGATGGCTGACGCGAAGTGGGCTCGGCTCTACTCGGCTATGGAGGCACCTCCAGAGCAAGTTGACCCCGCGGAGGCTCCGAGTCAGTTCTCCTACCACACGGGTAACATAGAGGTTCGCACAGCTGACGGCGCCAATCTGGCCCGCACCAACTCCTTCGATGACTACATCGCCTTCCTTGAAGGTCGACGTGAGCCGACACCCGAGGAGATTGCTGAGTCAGCGGCGAAACAAGACGCAGCGAAGGCAGAGAAGCGAGCGCAGGATAAGAGGCGAGAGGAGATCGAGTTTGCTGATGAGATGGTTGCCTTGGAGAAGGCGGCTGCGTCACCTGATGGCGGCGTGGTTCTCGGTGAGACACTGTCTCAGGGGGAAGCCGCGACGAGACTGAAGGCTCAGAAGGCGCAGATGACGCGGGGTGCTGAGGCTACTACGCGAGATGAGGCGGCTGAGGCAGACCTTGCTGAAGAGGAGGCCGAGGCGAGGCAGGGTGGTCCGCTCGACGTAGACGAGGCGGATTTTACGGGGCGCCAGCATGAACTCGATACTGAGCCTGAGCCAGAGGCTGTGGATGAGCCTGAGCCTGAGCCTGAGCCTGTAGTCGAGGAGGAAGCGACAGAGGCACCCAAGCCCAAGCCCAAGCCCAAACCTGAGCCCGAGCCCACAGCTGAGCCCAAGCCGCCAGTGGAGCCAGAGGCCAAGCCACCTGCCGAGCCACCTGCAGCCGAGGAAGCTGCTGACGCTGAGCCAACCGCTGAGGAGACGCGGAAGGCGCGTCGTGCAGCCATGCGAAAGGCACTGTCTCCACGCATGGAGAAGGGCATGGAGCGCGGGTATGCAGAGTACGCGGAAAGGCTTGCTGCAGGGGAGACCGTTGAAACATTAGAGGCAGACCCTCGCATGAGGACAGTGGCACAAGCGGCTTTGGCGCGAGAAAAGAAGGGATTGAAGGGTGTCGTCGCGAGGCGGAAGCTGGGCAAGCAGCTCAAGCGGGAGTTTCCTGAGTCGACCGAAAAGGATTCGGTGGCAGAGAACGGCAGCCCTGTTCAACCAGCGGTTCCTGGTAAAGAGGGGGGCTCCAAGATGGTAGCGCATCTTCGGAGCATAGGAGAATGGGCGCCTGGATTCCGCAAGAAAGTGCGTGACGCGTATGATGAAGAGGAACCTGAAGAGGTTGGGGAGGTAGCCTAATGGCCGGTTCACTACCACCACTGTCTCAGCTGGAGCTTGCCCGTCAGCGGGCTCAGCTGGCGGCTGCCGGCACAGCGCGATCTATGGCTCAGGTGCGAGCGTCAGAGGAGGCGGCGCGCGAGGAGGCGAAGGATCTACGAGCGGAGCAAAAGGATCTGCGAACGCGGCAGCTTCAGGCGCTGTCTGAGCGGACTCAGGCACAAGCTCCGTCGCCAGAGGAGCGCGAGAAGCAGGCTGAGGCGCGGTTGACCAGCCGAGAAAAGAAGATTGAGCAGAGATTCCCCGGCGAGGAGGCGTATCGAGTTGAGGGTGAGAAGCGCAGTAGGGTTTACAAGCCCACCAGCCGCAAGGCGCGCTCAGTCGCAGCTGAGCAGGTGGGTACCAGCGCCTTCGGCGAGGCAGACACACGCGCTGAGGTCATACAACGTGTGCAAGCCCGACGTCAGGAGGGACGCCAGCAAGCGACAAAGGCGCGCGGAGCCGATGATGTCTCCAGCGTACAGTTTGGTCAGCCGGCTACCCCGATCAAGGTGAGGTGACTGATGAGTACCGCTGTCGAAGACCTGGTGACGAGAAAGGTTGCCGAGAATGCAGCAGCGGCTGAGGCAAAGAGACGTAGGGGTCTCGGTCTGTCGCCGCTTGCAGAGAAGGCGCCACCGCCAAAGGCCCCGCGGAGAACGGGGGGTACAACAGCGGGTACACCAGCGGGCGCACCGCCAGCAGAGCCAGCGGCAGCGGCAGCGGCAGCGGCAGAGGTGGCGTCTGCAACACCACCACCGGTGCGGCCGTCAATGGATGATATTCGTGAAAGGCGCTTACAACGTAGCCTTACTGATGAGGCTCAGAAGCGTGACCTTCTTCGGCAAGCGGTAATCGCGCGTCAGGCGACAGAGCAAGCGGCGGGGCTGCCTCCAGAGCGGCCAGTCGCAAAGTCGTTGCGCAGTCAGTACGAGCTGCTCAAGACCTTGGGTATGGAGCCAGAAGAATACCCAGAGCTGGCTCTGGCTCGCGCGAAGGAAGCTGGTCGCGGGACTCGTGTTCACAGATTCGGTCCCTACGAGGAAGAGGTGATAGCCGCACGTAGAGAGCTGCCAGGAGTCTCGCGGGAAGCTGCACTGCCTGGAATCGGCATTAGAGGGTTTCCAGGGCAGCGCACAGAGGCTGAGCTGATTGCTGAAGAGGGAGTCAAGCCACCAGTTGGCGAGTATGAGAGGATGCGTCGCCTTGACCTGGTTGGTCAGATGCGCGAGGCGGAAGAGGCTGCCAGGCGCGAAGTTGAGACAATACCTCGCGTGCCTGCAGCAGCGACATCTGCCGAAGCACAAGGGATAGTCATCGAGAAGGTAGAGGGTCGCTTGGCGGCGCTGCGCCATGTGCGCGACGACCTGCAACGCCAGATCGAGAAGACGCTGGAGTTGGGCGCACGGCCTGCTGTTGGACCTCAAGGGATATCGAGGCGCGCTGAGCCTACTCCGGCTGATGTTGAGTACCACAAGTTGCAGCGCCAGATTGTAGCGCTTGATGACTTGGAGCAGCGCGCTGAGACCATGCTGACAAGGTCGCTTGGCGCATATCAGGCCCCAGGGACCATACCCCAGAAGCTGCCACCTCCGATCCAGTCAGACGTTGACAAGATCAGGATCTACGCAGCCCGTGCAACCGCTACAGCACCGGCTGCCGTTGAAGCTCCACCACCGAGTCAGCGACACGAGCCAAGCCCAGCCAGCCCCGGCCCTGGTATCGATTCGGCGGCAGCGGGAAAGCTGCGGCGAATCAACGTGCTTGAGGAGCAACTGAGAGGCTACCGGGAGATCCGTTCACTCGATGATCTGGCAAGAGTACTCGGCGGTCCTGCACCGTCTGGCGAGCCACTACCGATCCGGGCTGGCTCGCTGCTACAACGGCATGCGCCATCGCCAAGTGTTGTGAGCGCCTATGACGAGATGAAGCAGCTCATGGGTGGTCTCGACTTCAATGAAGCTAACTTGGCCGAGGTGAAGAAGACGCTGCGAGAGTCAGCACGTTCAGCGCGGTTAGCACGCGCGGCAATCACGGAGTAATCGTGGCCACTCCCGCCGAAGAAAAGCAGCAGTACATCGAACGTCGCCTTGCGAGAGGCATGTCGGCTGAAGAGGCTCGTACAAAGGCGGATGAGCTTGAGCAGCAGGGTGTATTCGGTGTCGTGGGCAGAGCCGAGATACCCACTGCCCCACGTATAGCGGCGCCACAGTTCATGCCGCCATCGGCACCTGAGCCGGTAGAGGTAGCGCCACTACCCAAGGCGCCTACCCTTGAGACACCTGGGCCCCCTGGGCCCCCTGACACCAAGGTGGAGGAGTTTCTCGACAAGCTGAAGGCCGCATACGAGCGGCAGATAGAGCGCCCAGAGGAGAGGCCGCAGCCGGGTATCACGGCTCCGCGATCCATCCCCGAGGTGGTCATCTTCCACAGCCGGGAGTTGGGGCTGCAGCCCAACGAGTTCAAGGCAGCCGTCAAGGCGCGTGGTGTCGACATCGACTACATGATCAAGGAGGTCGGGCGGCGCGGTCGGGATCCTACTGAGGTCATCGAGGAAGCAAAGAAGCGTGGTGTGTCCGAGTTTGCTGGGCCGAAGGCGCGGGAGTTGGCGACTCAGCGAGAGATGGTGCGGAAGAAGGCTGTCGAGCGCTATGAGGAGCGTGGAGAGGACATACCCGCGTGGCTGCGTGAACCTCAGAACAAGGGGTATGTCTGGTCAGAGGAGCGTGCGTGGTTCCAGTCAGACCCAGCTGAAGCGAAAGAGGTCGTCAAGCCCGGTGAGGGGATCGCCGGTCGGACGGCGTTTGAGATATGGGAGGAGGCCGTTGAGGGTGACTCCGACCTGGCTCATCTTGTCGACTTGAACAAGAACAAGCTGGTCTCTGGCTACGAGTTCGTAGAGGACTACACCGAGGCGCTGATCAACCGCGACTTAGAGTGGGACACGCTGAGCGGCAAGGAGCGGGAGCGTCGACGCAATGCGTACCGTCAGCAGTCTGTGTACAAGATGGCGCTGGCCAAGACCGTTGGTGCGTGGACTGGTGCAACCTTCCTGCCATACGCCTCGCTGAATGAGAAGGAGGTCAGCCTCGCTCAGGCGATGATGCCCACCGTCGAGGTCGTTGGTATCAACGCGGACAACAAGGCAGTGCTGCGGCAGCAAAGCGGTCTCTCCTACGCCTTCGAGATGTTTGATGTGCCGCAGGCGATTGCAGTGGGCATCGCGAGCGACCTGTACCATGGGGAGCTGGACAGCTACAGCGCAGTGAAGGGCATTGCAGAGCGCAAGGACTTCTTCACAGCCTCAATAGAGGCGACTGAGGGTATGGGTACCGCCGCGCGCATTGCTGCTGGTCTGGCCGGCTTCGGCGCGGCAGTGCTGTTCCCCGACGTGCTGCTTGGCGCAGCTGGTGCGGCGAAGCTCGCCGCGAGGCCCATTCACGCCAGTCGGGCACGCCGCATCGGTGCGATTACGGCTGACGCGGCAATCGGTCGCGCAACGGGCGGTGTTGCGGGTCATGGCGAAGCCGCTGCTGCTGAGTCGGCGCTGCGCAGCAACCACGGTCGTATAGCCGACAACTTGGACATCAAGGATGCACAGGTAGCAGGCAACCTGGCGAATGCGAACCCAGACATCTTCAGCGTTCGGCTGTCCAATCAGCTGCCGGGTGACCTGCGCGACTCAAAGCTCAACCTCCACGCCAGCGTGCGCAAGGATCTGCTGCGTCCTCGGGTAAAGGGCGAGAAGACCAGCCAGACCATCGCGGGTGACTACGCTGAGCTGTACGGCACGCAGCGTCATCTGGATCGGATTGCGCAGGAACGCCGAGCCATAGAGGCTGGTGACTACATCGACATGCCTCTCATACAGGGTGACCTGGTCAAGCCGAAGCAAAGCGCAATCGTGGCCGCTGGCCGTGCTGCTGGAGATGACGGAGCACTGGAGGTGCGCCAGCTCATTGAGGCCGCCTTTGCCCCTGAGAGCCTCCTTGAGCTGATCAAGAACCCAGGAGCGTGGAAAGCGAAGTGGGTTGAGGGTGAAGGCGCAGAGATGTACAAGCTGAGCACACTGCCCAGCATCAAGGCTGAGCTGGCTGCGGCAGAAGCAGCCGGCGCCGTCGATGAGGTAGCGAGGCTGAAGGAGATCAACAAGGCTCGTGCGGTCGTGCATAAGTCACTTGCAGCCGCGCCGAAGCTGATCAAGGGCCAAGCGGGCAAGACTGCCGAGTGGCTCAAGGCGCTCGACCGCACTGAGGAAGCAGTCAAGATGAACAACGAGTCACGGGCAGCAGCGTCTCTGCTGCTGCGCGAGGAACTCTATGGGCTGGCGAAGATCGAGCCGCCTCCGCTCCAGATCAGGGCAAGCATAAAAGAGGCGATGAAGGTGCCTGACCTCTCGGCAGAGGCACGTCTGTTTACCAAGGCGCTACTCAAGGCAACCCAGGGGATCTCTCGCGAGCGCGCACAGGCTTTGTCTGCTTTGATGGATGCTCGTGCGCGTGCGTGGGCGATAGAGAACAGCGCAGCGCCGGCTGACTGGCCGGGTTGGCGCACTCAGATTGCCGGCATGGAAGAGTTTGCTGAGCGCCACATTCGGCGGGGCGACGCGCTTGACTACGACCATGAGGCAGTAGCGCGGGCATCGCTACCCGAGGGGATTGAGCTTCGTAAGGCCGAAGGTAAGTGGGAAGCGGTAGATGAGGCTGACAAGGTATTGGGAGCCGCAGCAGACCCCGTGGATGCTGCAGCAGCCGCCATCGACAAGCTGGTAGCGGCGGGCAAGATCACCAAGTCCGACTTCGACAAGAGCGCCACTCGTGTCGGCCCGCTGCTGCTGGGTCAGCCGTTGTCGGTTGCTGAGGATGCCATCCGTCGTCTCGGTGTCGAGTACGCCATGGCGCACACCGAAGATGGTGTACACGTCATCCGAGCGACCTCGAATGCACCCAACTACGTGTCGTTCACCACCGCAGAGACCCAGCGCATGATGAAGGCGCCTGGTCTTGGGTTCACGCACAACCACCCCAACGGCAGTGCGCTGTCTGGCGCCGATGTCATCTATGGCACTCGCCTCGATGCTCGTCAGATGCGCGCAACGCGCCCAGACGGCGGCGTGTGGATACTGGACGTGCCCGATGGCTTTGGCGAGCTGTCAGACGCTGTCCTACTGGAGAAGTATGGGTCGTGGGGCAACATCCCTGCGGCAGTACGTCAACGATCTCGTGAGTACAAAGACGCAGTCAAGGCAGCCGTTGACGGCTCTGCCAGGCGCGCGTCTGAGCGCATACATGAGCTGAGTGCACAAGGAGAGAAGTATGTCGGAAAAGACCTCGACTACAAGTGGGCAGAACTCTACAGCGAAGAGTTCCAACAGCGAGTACCTGCAGTTCTTGAAGGATACGGCATCGAGCACACCTTCCGATTGGAACCCGGAGACGCAGACCTTCGACCTCGACCGGGGGTTGAACGAACATTTGGAGCGCGTGCGAGAGCAGCTGCAGAAAGGGTAGGTCCTGAGAGGCTTCTGCTCCAAGCTGATGAGGTAGACGCCGCAGCGGCTGGTGCCACATCGGCTGACGAGATTGCTGAAGCTCGCGAGATTTATGAGAAGATCCTGAGTGAAGACCGTAGCCCGCTTGAGAGTCGGTTCTTCAAGAACTGGTTTGGCGCGTCCAAGGTGGTCGATGAAGCGGGTGAGCCGTTGGTTGTTTACCATGGGAGTGACACTCCAAATCTCGAAGAGTTTCGGCATGAAAAGGCGGGTGGGCTCTTCTGGTTTACACCAAGGCGAGGCACGGCTGAGAACTACAGCCTTAGTCGCCTCGGCGTCGACACACGAACTGAGGCGGGGTGGGAGGAAGCTGTTGAACTGGGTGTACTGGATGATGTCGCTAAGAACTTTGTGACTGAAGGTTACCTGTCGCTGAAAAACCCATTGGACCTGAGAGACACCAGCGCGTATCGCATCATCGCTGATATCGACCCTGAGTTTGGCGCTGCCCACATGACAAAGGAAGGTAGGCGCCTCGTTGATCGGATTATCAAGGCCGCTAAAGACATTGACGCAGGCATCGGAAGTAAAATGTACTTCTGGAGGCTTACAAAGGATGAAAGTTGGCTAAACGCATGGGCTAATACTGTGGTGCCACAGCTTGAAATGCGAGGCTACGACGGTCTTATCATGGTCGACGCGGCTGATACTGGGCTTGCCTATGCCGCATTTAAGCCCACCCAGATCAAGTCCAAGCTCAACGTCGGCACCTTCGACCCCGACGACCCGCGCATCCTGTTCCAGAAGACAGCAGCTGGGACAGAGGCCGCGGTCAAGGGTGAGGACCCCATCTTCTACTCCGAGCTGGAGAAGGTTGTTGAGGGTCTCAATGATGTGTACCAGGCGCAACCAGCAAGCGTGAGTGTGTCGAAAGCCTTGGCCAAAAAGCGACGCAAAGCCCGAAGGCGGGGAGAAGCCGTGACGGAAGTCGCTGAGCCCATCCCGATTCTTTACACGAAGAAGTCGAAGGCGGTTCAGCGCGGTGAAGCCAAGGTGGGCGACCCAGTCATTGATCCGGTGACGGGCGAGCCTCGACTTACCTATCGCCACGAGGGTGTAAAGATACCTGCGCGGTCTCTCAAGGACGTTGTGCTCGAAGCTGTGAGGGTAGGCGCCAAAGAAGAAGAGATCAAGTGGACCAACCTCGAAGAGTTCCTCGATGACTTGATGGCACAAGGGCAGCACTCGGTCACTCGCGATGAGCTACTGGGGCACTTGAAGAACAACCGAGTGGTGGTTGAGGAGACCTCGATGGGGGTGCTGCCGCCTGCGCTCAAGGCAGCCAAAGCAAAGGCTGACGAGGCGTATGAGCCGGTACAGGATGGGATCAGGAAGTGGGCGCGCAAGATGACTGAGGACCATCAGATGCCCTTCGACGGCACTGAGGTTCACCGCGTCAAGACAGATCCTGAGTACATCTGGCGGGATGTCTACGAGCGCCTCCGTGAGGTTGACAACGAGTCGAAGCGGTGGACCTCAACAGGCTGGTCGACTGTCCCACTGAGCCGTCGACTACCCCCGCGACGAGTGCCCCAGGCGATCCAGGAGGAGTTTGCGGAGATAGGCAAGGTCATAGAGGGCTGGCAGAGGGAAGGGATAGCCAGCACCTTGGCGGGATCTTGGCGTACACCGCAAGAGATGCTGGACCGCCTACCACGGATGGCGCAAGAGCTGGCTGACGATATTCTCAGTCCAGACGTTGCGGCCGAGTACGAGCGGAGTAAATCCTTTCTCGAAGCACGCGGGCGGCACCTTGACCCAGACGCCTTTGAGGTACGCGTTCCTGACGAGCATACGGTACTCGACTACGAGACTCCAACCACCGTGGGCGGCCTTATCCCTCCAGGGACGAAGGCGGTGTCTGCGACGGACCATGTGGTAATCGTTCCTGACGAGTACCTTGAAGCGGCGAAACGCGCCGCTGCCATTCTCGATGAGTATAGCCACGCGATCAAGCTGCACGCCGAGCTTAGGGACTTAGCAAGCGTCCCTGGTATGTTCCGCACGACTAAGGCACTTGCAGACAGCCCTGAGTTCGTGAAGTGGAAGAAAGTCGAGGCAGCCGCTGGTGACCTTGAGGATTCACTGAACCTTAAAGCGCCTATGTTCAAGAACTGGACCCTCGGAGACGGAGGTGAGAACTACCGCGAGGTGCTGGTCACCTTCAAGAGCAAGGCGCCAGAGATTCTTGCTGACCCCGATGTAGACAAGCTGAAGAACTACCGGCGCGGTTTTGAGGGCAGCGCTGCCCATGACGTCTACAAAGCGCTTCGGGACAAGGTGTATACTCGCTACGGTGTTCCTGCCGATGTTGACTCAGATGACTGGTTTGAAGGCCTACGTGCGCAGACCTTCACGGAGGCCCAAGGCTCCCACTGGGACACTCCCAACGTCTTGGTTCACATCCGTGCTACCGACCGTGTAGCTGAGGACGGGCGCAAGATCCTCTACGTCGAGGAGATTCAGTCCGACTTGCATCAGAAGGGTCGCCAGCGTGGCTACCGCAGTGATGCCGAGAAGAAGTTGGTGCCATTTGAGGCTGCATTGGTCCGCCTTGAGCAAGAGACAAAGTTGCTCCGAGACTGGCACAAGGCACACCCACATACTGACTCAGTCCGGTTGGGTCAACGACTCCAATACGACGATGACCTTTTCAAAGATAGATTGGCCTTGGATGATGTAGTAGGAGATGCGCGCCAAGCCAAGATTGATGCATTGCCTCCGCGCATGCGAAAGGCGTGGGATGACTACACTGAGTGGGAAAAAGCGCGCTACGCATTTTATGAAGAGGGTAACAAGCGAGTCTCCGAACACGGGCGCTTCATTAACCGCACGCCTGTGCAAGATGCTCAAGCTGACGTTGTTAACGCGGGCGACCAAGTAGGACTGAGGCTGACGGCAACTATGGAGGGTACAGGTGCTGACATAGTGCCTGGTTTCAATTATTCAAATAGAAGCACTCTTCTTTGGGTCGAAGAACTGCGGCGTTATGCGAGGGCGAATCAGGGCAGAAACGCTATCCCAGACGCGCCGTTCAAGGACACCAAGGCGTGGGCCGGTCTCGCAGTCAAGCGCATCATGCAGATAGCGGTTGATGAGGGCTACGCCGGGATTGCTTTCCCTACTGGCGCAATCGCGAGCAAAGTCGTCAGTATGCCTCTCGACGCGGCACAGGAGTTCTACGACACCATTCTGCCCAGCGTGGTGAAGGAGCACACGAGAGCCCCTCTGCGCGAAGCCTGGTTCGATGATGGTGTCAGTGCCAATGGTGCTGAGGTTCCCTTCGTAGACCTGAAGCCGCAGGTGGCTGAGCGAGTCGGCGGTCCACAGGTCTTGTTCCAGAAGCAGGCAGTTGAGGCTCTGACAGCTGAGGCTGAGGCAGAGGGTATTGACAAGCTCAGGCGCTCGATACAAAACCTACCTGAAGATGCGAAAGAGGCGCATGACGCCTTCCAAAAGCAGTTTGGCACATTGTTTGGGACGTACCGCAGCGCAACTGGGTACGGTGCTGAGAGTCTTTACACGTCGGGTGACTGGCTTGCACACACTAACGCCGAGAGCCTACAAAAGACCTTGGCTAATGTAGCTGCTGGTAGCGCCTCCCCAGAGCAGTATCGGTTGCTCAAGTATCTGTACGACAATCCAAATGAACTGGCTAAGGTAACTGAGCACACCGATTCCCGTTCTACATATATGCTGTTTTGGGATATACGTTGGCTGACCAAGGCTAAAACAGAAGCGATAATCGATGGCTATGCGGCGGCGCAGAGATACGGCATCCGAGGGGTGACTGTTGATGACATCTTGAGTGGCCGCTTCATGGACACTCTTGAAAAGGCGGGGGGCTCACCCGTCTCCGCGGGTGCGGCACGCCGGTGGGACTCAATACGGCGCGAGTTGAAGAAGTCACAAAAGACGCTTGATGATGCTGGCGTCGACTTTACGTACAAGTATGAAGCCCCCAGCCGCGTGATGATCGTAAACACTCTTATAGGCAGATACGGGGACTCTCTTTTCAGGGCTGCTACGGAAGGCACGCCGCCACCGCCACCGCCCAACCTTGAGATATTCCTGACACCCGCACGCAAGCAGGACCTTCCACGAAAGGGGGCTGGCTACGACACGTTTGGTGCGGGGGCTGAGGAAGACTATGCGCGCTTCATAGCCGAAGGTGATCGGTCGATTACTCTTGAGCGACTGTTTGAGGGTGTAGAAGCCGTCCCGCCACGACCGGCCATGGGTGTGACGGAGCCCGCAGATGTCGGCAAGTTTGTCGAGAGTCCCGCGGGTACTCCTAAGAAGGCCTTGAAGTGGTACGAGAGAGCCGCTGCCCGTAAGCGTGGTCGTGGGCAGATTCTTCGTCAGACGTTGAGAACACGAGACAAGCTCGGCAAGGCGTGGAAGACAGATAGTGGCATCGCGACCATTCCTGACCATGAATATGGCATTGTTAAAGAGTTCGTCGCGATGGTCGGGACCAAGCGTCTTGAGAACATTGCGTTTGCCATTGAGCCGAAGATTCGCACAGGCATGATGCTCAATGAGCCCCTGGGGCTCTACTTCTTCGGCCGCGACATTGTCGGTATCAGTCACTCTGCTATTGCCAGTGGTCGGTTTGTAGACACGACGATTCATGAGTTGTGGCACGGGTTGAGTCAGTTTCTTCCTGACTCCACTGTGAAGGACCTGTACAAGCAGTTCGCCCGTGAGCGCGGTCAGTTCATGCGCACGAACCCTGACGCGTTCGACCGCGCCGGTAAGTTGATCGACATCAACATGGCGAAGAATCAGAGCACCTATCGCTTCTCTTCTTTTGACGAGTGGGTCGTTGAGAAGATGAAGGACTTGTCGATTCAGGACGCGTCAAGACGCCTATTCGCCAAAGGTAAGGGTGTTGACCCCACAGACCTTCCATACGCTAAGCCATGGCAACAGGCGCTTCGGGCATTGGCTGACTTGGTACGAAGCCACTACAACCAGATCAAGGCAATCTTCGGTCGGGATGTTGCGCGTCAGACATACAACGACTTCATGCGCAGCAAGTACACGGATCAAGTTCGTAGCTCACCGCTGGCTGATGTCATCAAGATAACGCCTGAAGATGAAGCTGCCGCGGCTGCAAGATGGTCAGAGTATCTGGATGCTTTGGATGCAGAAGAGGGCGTGCTCGCTGCGGCAGTGCGCATGTCGGATGAGACTGAACAGTTCCTTGGAGCCATGGTCACAGGTCCTGCAGAGACGATCACTCCACAAGAGTTCCGCGCACTGGCATCAGAGGCTGTTGGTGCCCGCGCCCCCGAGACCCCGGCAGCGACCGCGGCCAAGGCCGACTCGCGCGTCCTGCATCAGTTTGATGAGGACGTAGCCAAGGCAGCCATCGAGTTCGTTGAGGATGGTGACGCCATCATCTACGCCTTTGAGAAGGCGGATGTCTCGTCCATCGTCCATGAGATCGGGCACCTGTTCCGTCGGGACCTGGATAATGCCGACATGGGCATCGTCACGTCTTGGCTCAAGACACAGCACGGTCTTGAGGTTGGTCATGACTTCGGCAAGTTCACAGCGACCAGTGACGACATCATCGTACAGGCAGAGGAGCTATTCGCCCGTGCGTTCGAGCGGTACATCGCAGAGGGTCAGGCGCCTGTACCTCGACTCGCTCAGGTGTTTGAGCGGTTGAAGGAGTGGATGGTCGAGATCTACAAGGTGATCGCTGGCTCTGAGATCGATGTCAAGATGACCGTCGAGGTCAAGTCTGTCTTCGACCGACTGCTGCGGGACATGCCGACACAAGAGGCTGGGCTGCCGCGCGTCAACAAGTTCATCCGTGACCAGATTCTCGGAGTCAAGCGGGAGAAGACGGTCTCGGCGTTTGCGTTCCTGGTAGATGAGGCGCGTCGTATCGGTATGCCGAAGGTCACCATCGAGGACCTGCAGCGGCAGTTCGATGACACTGGCAAGGTCGTGCTGCCTGCCCCTGTGGAGGGCCAGACGGAATGGTCTCGTGCAGCGCTGGGGCGTCTACAGGCTGACCTGGAGAACCGTCAGCTGGCGGCTGAGGCGATGCAAGAGCCAGGTCTGGCCATCCGCTCAGCGGCTGACTCTGTGAAGGAGGAGACAGCGTCTGAGCGCATCGACAACTGGGTGCACAAGCAGAAGGGAGTGAGGGGCGCCATTGGGCAGTTCGCAAAGGCTATCGTCCTTGGAGGTGACGCAGACGGTGCGCTGCGCGAGTTGCCCCCTGCCATCAGACGGGCGATCAACGCAGGCGGACGCAAGGTCGAGGAGGCCATCGGCAACGCGGTGACCATTCTGGGTGAGCTGGACCGTGACAAGATGCTCAAGTTCCTCAGTGGTGAGATTGTCGAGTTCAAGCAGGGTCGACAAGCCTACGCCAGTGGCTTCAACGCGGTCACAGAGGTCGCAGTCTCGCTGAGCCGTACCCTGAACACACCTGCCATGCAGAAGCAGCACTCGGCTCTGCGTGCGCTGGCTGCCTACGTCGAGGAGGCGCGTAAGAGCGGTACATCGATGGGCGAGGCGCTGTCTAAGCTGCCCGACAAGGCGGTAGCTACTGGGCCCCTGAAAGAGCTGGAGTTCCCGAAGGCCATGCTCGATGACGCTGTCCAGAAGCTCATCTACGATGCCAGTGGTGAAGACAACATCATCGTGGGGATTCGTGAGGGTCTCCAGGTCGCGCCAAAGGCTGGGGCTGATGCGCTTGGTCGACGGGTATCGCCGCCAGCCCAGGTGTATGAGACAGTTGAGGTCCTGACCTACTTCGCTGGGTTGACAATGCGCGACGGCAAGCTCTACGAGGGCTCCGCGTATAATCTGGCCGACGTGGTTCTCGGCGACGTCGAGCGTGTCTGGGGCAAGCCCCAGTCGAACCGCATATCGCTTCTGATCGCAGGTCATGGACATGCACATGCTGCACGCAGGATGTGGGTGCAGATGGGCTTGGCTGTCGACCAAGAGGTGCAGCAGGCATTCCTGAAGTGGGTCAACGGTGAGCAGGTGCCGTTGGAGATGCTACCGAAGGTTCAGGCTGTGGTGCAGCGCTACGGGATGAACCCGCGGTTCTTGGAGCAGAAGATCCTCGACACGCCTTACTATCTACCCGAGCAGGCGCGGAAGCGGCTGGGTGATGCACTGGCTCGTGCTGGTGACATCCGCACCAAGATCCAGCTACACACCTCTGAGCAAGAGATGCACGGGATCTTCGGCTGGACTCTTCGCTACATCAAGAAGGTGATGACGCGCGGCGGTTTTGTCACTCGTCCCCGCTACTTCTTGATGAACACCTTCGACCACTTCAACCAGATGTCGATGATCGTGGGGTTCCGTCCTGCAGCAGCCTCGACCGCTCGCATGGTAGCGCAGAACTTCCTCACCATTCCTGGTGTGGCTCAGTTCATCCGCGCCTTGGAAGAGGTGGGAGTGGCCAATCCCCAAGCAGTTGAGCGGGTCCGGCGGTCCCTACAACGCCACGGTGACAAGGCGTCTCAGCTGCTGAGCGGGTCTAAGTATCGTATCGACGTCAACGCCATCTTGGAGGGACACGAGGGCGTCATCCGCGTCGGCGACCGGGTCTACTCGTACCGGCGTCTGAGAGAGATGGCTGTCGAGGAGGGCATCTTTGCCAGCTTCGACACGACTCAGCTGAAGAAGGCAGTTGACTCAGCCACGCCTGCTGCGTTCAAGAAGCAAGATCCTCGGCGAGTCGGTGCAGGTCTGTTGAAGCTCACCGAGGATGTGGCCGAGACCTGGGCAGAGCGAGAGCGCCTGGGCGCCATGATCACCCTTGTCGAAATGGGTTATCCGCCACGCAAGGCGGCTCGATTCACCATCAAGGCGCTGTATGACTATGCTGGCAGCATGTCGAAGATGGACCGAGCCTGGTGGGTCAGCCTCATCATGCCCTTCTGGGCGTTTCAGAAGAACGCGAACCGACAGATACTCGACGCCATGCTCTCACCGAGGGTGGCCTATCGCATGGGTGTCATCCGACGCGCGGAGGAGCTTGGGCCCGAGGCAGTCACACAGATACTCTACGACTTCGTCGCAGAGCCCTACGGAGTGGATGTGGATGCGCTGCCAGACGAGGCGCAGGACAACTACTACGTGCTGCGCAAGCTGGTTGAGGACCACTACGAGGGTCCTCACAAGGTGCCTCGCGATGCACGCTTGGCTCTTCGGATGCTGTTTGCTGAGCGCCAGATGGGCATCTACGCGGGCAAGTACGTCGAGCTGGACCACCTCCTCCAGAAGGCTGACAGACTGACTCACCTGAAGACGGGGGCTGCCGCGATTCCATTCCCTGACCCGTCCGCGAAGGGCGGGTGGGTGCGTGAGCGGCCCAGCGCAGCCGTGACTCTGCCACGCACGGAGGCGGTGCAGGCCTTCATGAACTACATCAACGCCACACAGACCGACTATGCGTGGACAGAGGTGATGCTGCCTGAGTCGACTATCCATGCAGGGATGCGTCATCTCGCAGGCTACGCCGCGTTCCTGATAACTATGTCTGAGTTAGGTGTTGAGGCTGGCCATAACCTCATGGCAGACGAGTTCGATCCTCTCGCGAACCCAGCCTGGGCAGGTACCGTCGACCCAGTGGCCTCACTGCACACGATAGTGCAGCCCGAGCGGAGCCCGATCACTGCGCAGGTGCTCGATGTCTGGCTGAAGTCGCCAGAGTCCCGACGCGCTGTGCGTGTGACCCCGTATATTGCCGACTTGCTCGACTACCTGGGCTGGGATGTGGCCAAGTATGAAGGCGTCGAAGATCCGATATGGGCGCAGATCGAGGAGAAGCGAGGAGTGGACCCTGCTGAGGCTGGAGTAGTGCCCACGCGCTACTACGTCTCCCCAGGGATCATGTCCTTTGCCCTTGAAAACAGCCCCCTTGGGGAGCTGAACAAGCTGCTAAAGCAGTGGGAGATATCTCCGCTGGAGCGCACACATTGGTCCGGTGAGATACTAAGATGGGCAAGAGGACTGAGTGGACTGCAGACAACCGAGGTACACAGACCGAAGGCAGTACGAGGCGAGGAACCACGCTTCGAGTACATGGGCAAGCGTCCGCCGATGCGCTGACGCGAGGAGATCAAGATGAGCAACTACGGTGGATGGAACCGGGTCGGCTTCAGCTACAAGCATCAGGCCAGCCTAACCAGCACTGCAACAGCTTTCGCATGCGCAGTCGATGCCACTAATGCGGACGAGGCAGTCAACTTCCCGCCCAACTGCAACGTGCAGTCGGTCGAGTTCAGCATCGACACCATCGCCAGTAGTGCGGCCAAGGTTCACATGTACCTGGCTCGCGATGCAGCTGGGGACATCCCACTCACACCGGGAACCACGTCGGGGGCCACACAGACCATTCAAGTCGGCGCGACGACAGCAACCGATGGTGGTGCGGTCTTTCTGGTCGACGCGGACGTGAACTTTCACACAGACCACAGTGTGGCTGACACGGTCTACGTGGTTGCCAAGACCGACACCGGGACGTGTACGGCAAACATCCGTGTCAACTGGAGGCGATGATGAGTCGAGTCTGGGACGACAGCACCTTCACCGGTACGTTGACAGCCGATGACCTGGAGATCGACTCGGGTACGTTGAGCATCGACGCCAGTAACAACCGCGTTGGTGTAGGCACAACAACACCAAACTGTATGCTCCACGTCGCTGGGGCCGCAGCGTTCTCTGGGCCAAGCGAGACATTCGGTACCTTCAGCTCGTCGGACGTAACGCCATCCGTGGCTACCGGAAACCTGTTCAAGACCCACGCCAGCGGACAGACGCTGACGATGTTCGATGACGGCGTAGCTGGGCAGACCATCACGGTCATCTCAACTGCTGCTGTCGTCTTCGATGTGACCGGCACCAACCTGAAGGGCGGAAGCACGAACATCACAACAGCCAGCGGTGACGTTACGGAATGGACGTTTGATGGCACCAACTGGTATCTTCAGCAGTTCATGGATGTCTCAGCCGATCACTCGACTATTGGCGGTGGTGGTGGCAGCGCCAACAACGATGTTGACCTCATCCTCCACATGCAGGTATTTTCGTAGGAGTTTTTCATGGCAACGATGAGCAAGGTAATACTGACGGGCTCTGACGATGGCAGAGGAATAGAAGTTGCGGCCACAGTTACGGCAGGCACACTTATTCATACCGCTGTGGCTGGTACGTCTGATATAGATGAAATCTGGTTGTACGCCGTAAACAGCAGCACAGGCGCAATCAAGCTGACTTTGGAGTGGGGAGACGTCACAGTATCGGACGATCTAATCGAAGTCACTATTCCGGCAGAGTCTGGTCTTGTCCTGGTAGCCCCAGGACTTTTACTCCAAGATACTCGGGTCGTTAGAGCGTTCGCGGGAACCACTAATACGATCAACATCCATGGCTATGTGAACAGGATCACAGCATGAACCTGACCGGTCGAACACGCATCCCAGGTCCTGTGACTCGGGGATTCTGGCCAGGCACAGGCGTCATGCGGCCAGACTTTGAGTGGGTTCGCCTCAAGCTGGCTACTGGCACCGTGACAGATCCAAACTCTGTACTCGTGAGCCTTACCGAGACTGACGCAGCAACCACTGTGGTGCTTGCAGACTTGGCCTCATCTACGAACAAGGCCAGTGAGGGTGTCAGCTACCGGTGGGACTTCTCGCATCAGTGGGACTGGGACGAGTTGATACCCTACTACATGTCTATTGTCACCACGGCAGAGCCAGCCCTCAACACAGAAAACTCCTATGTTGTTGCTGGCTTCAGCACAGATGCGTCAGACCTCGCAAACCATGACCAGGCCTTTTTTGGTCTCCACTGGGATGCTGGTGGCGGACCTGACCTTCGAGTCGGCATCGGGAGTAATCCGACACCAGCAGACAGCGGTGCCCGAACCGATCTATTGCACTGCGCTGGCTCCATTCTGCTCGGACCAGACCGTAGATTTGACAGCGTTCACGCTTTTGGTGTGGACGCCAGCTACGAGTGGGACTTCACGAAGCATGTGACATCAGCCACGACTGTTGGGGATGCTGAGGCCGTGTTCAATCCATTTGTCGCACTGGGGCGCTCGAACGACACACCGGACAGTCAATCAACTATTGGGTTTCGTGTATACATGATGATCGGGCCCAGACAAGCCACATGGTTCCCAGGGTGACTAATGACTGAAGCAGAGGCACAGGACTGGATGACAAAGACAATGCTGGTCTGGACCGACGACCAGGGCAACCAATGGATCGGGCTCAAGGATTTCGAGAAGTGCGTCTACGCACCAGATGACCGTGGTGGCAGATACCTCAGTGACTCTGAGTTTGACGAGGAGCTAACCCTACAGCAGATCGTTGACCTGGCGGGAGGTTGATATGGCTAAGTTGAGCGAGAGGTGATTGATGCTGCCTCCGCTCCTACAGCAGGTGGCGGGCTACGGATACGCAGTTTTCACTAATGGCGACTACGATCTGAACCTGATTGGCATCCGCTCCAAAGGGCGTGAAGCCAACGAGTTCGATGACCTGATGACCTGCACCTACAAAGAAGGTGGGCGGTGGGTCACTCGATACTGGCCCTGCACCACTGACCCTGGTGCCTACTGGCTTGAGAACCCCTCACGTGTGTCTGGCACGGCCATCCTGGCGCCAGGGCAGTACCGAGGCGCCTATCGGCTCGGTAAGCACCGAGGCCGCTACGAGGCGCTCTGCCAGAGCGGAAAGGTCAAGGTCTTCAGGGACAGCAACAAGGATGAGATTCTGGACACAAGCGCCGACACTATCGAGGAGGGCTACTTTGGCATCAACATCCATCGGGCCAACTCGAAACGGAAGAGCGTGCCGGTAGAGAAGTGGAGCGCAGGCTGCCAGGTCATTGCAGACCCCAGCGACTATGCTGAGCTAATCCTGCTGGCGCACACGCAGATCGACAAGCGTGGGTTCAAGACATTCACATACACACTGATTGAGGAAGATTGACATGGGAAAGCGAAAGGTACGGCTCAAGGACCTGGGCAAGTTGCTCAAGCAGGCAATCTGTATGGCAGAGGTGCTGTTCCCAGACGCAGGCTCAGGCGCTGAGAAGCGCGAGTGGGTTGTTGATCTGGTCAATGAGAAGCTCGACATCCCGTTTTTGAACGAGCGACAAGAGAGCCAGCTACTGGGGATCATCATCGATGTACTCGTGGATCTGGTGCTGAACGCCGCCGATGGCTGATGTGGCTCTCACCGACCTGGCCTCGGTCATCATCGCCGTGGTCGCTGGTTTGCTGAGTGCTGCGCTCGTGGCCATGGGTGCGAGGTTTGGCTGGCGGAGGGTGTCGAAGAAGCAGCAGACAAAACTCGATCCTCCAACACCTGATGAGGCTATCGAGGTGGCTCGGGCAGAGGTCGACCGGCAGGCAGAGGTCGCGCAGGCAGAGGTCAAAGAGGTGCTGGAGTCCGGCGATGGGGATGCGCTTGCTGATATGATCAACCAGAGGAAGCGATGATCTGGTGGCTGGTCAGCACAGCACTTGCCCTTGAGCCGCCAGCAAAACCTGCACCACCTTCACCCGTCGACGGGGAGTGTCCAGAGGCATACTCGGTGACCCCAGGTCGCGACAACCACGAGTGTGCCGCTGTGGCGCTCCCTCTCTCGGTTGCTGCTGACCTGTACGCCATTGAGACGTGGTCCGAGCATCTTGAAGCTCGGTACCGAATCGACACGGCGCAGCTGGAGTCGAAGCTGGAGATGGAACAGTGGCGGACAGATCAGCTTCAGCAGATGCTCGACTTGGAGCGCCAATCACAACCGGTTGTGCAACGCCCCGGTGTTCACGTTGCCGTCGGGCTCATCGGTGGGGTAGTAGTGACTGTTGGCGCTGGGTGGGCGCTTCAACAGGTGGATGATGACTGACGCACTTCTCAATACCCTGCTCGACTATGGAGCGCTGGGCTTGTTCGCCGCGTTCATGGTCTGGCAGCATCTGACTATGACCCGGAGGCAGCACGAGGACCAGCGTGTTGGGGCTGAGCGTGCCGAGAAGACACAGGCCAAGTTCGATGAGCGCCTGACAGAGCTGTCCGACAAGTACGAAGCACGAGAGGATGCCCTGAGAGAACGGTACGACTCTGTGCTGAAGGAATACCAGGAGAGACACTCAGAGACAAAGGACCTGATGGCGTCCAAGCTGCAAGAGATTCACCTGATGATCGATACGGGATTGGGCGAGATGCGCCGCCATTATGAGGAGGCCAAGCTCAAAGAGATCACGCGCAAAGGGGGTGCGAAATGAGTAGAGACCAGACCTGGGACCTGTTGCACAAGGTAATGACGGGACTCGTGAGCGCAGCCGTTCTCGGCCTCGCGAAGTTCGTGCTGGACGTGAAGGTCGAGCTTGCTGAGATTCAGCTTCAGCTGGAGCAGGCCAACCGGCAGACGGAGGTTATTATCTCAGTACTGGACACCATCGCCCCCCGAACCACTCAGTGAGGTAGTCATGACCGCTCTGCTCTGTCTCTCCTTAGCCCTGGCGACTGACCCCGACACGACGGTGCTGCAGGACCCAGTGCCGTCGGCATCGGCTGTCGCACAGGTGGAAGAGAACGCAGTTGCCGTCTCCGTTGAGCAGTCTGTCTCTGCTGTAGAACAGGCTACTCAGCTCAATGCCAGCCTCACTGAGATCCGAACACGCCTCGAAGAGCTGCAGGCTCCAGTCGCTGTGACGGAGTCAGTTCCTGTCGAGCGAGTTGATGCCTCGTCCGAGACAAAGTAGAATCAGCGTACCCGGAGATTGACCATGGCTTTCAGTGCCACCCTACCACTTGCCCGACTGTCGTCTCAAATGGTCAAGAACACAGCTCTCAACACAAGCACCGTTGCGGCTGACAACAACCTTGTGGGCTCAAACGCCACGATCATGGTGCTCGATGTCACAAACAACCATGCTTCAGCTAAGGGTTGGTTGAAGATCTATGACAGTGCCGCACCAGTGGTTGGGACGGACGCACCTGATATTGCAATCCCGATAGCAGGTGCCCAGCGTCAAGTCGTGACTATTGCTGAAGGCATCACGTCCACAAACGCTATCTCGTGGGTCTTCTCCAACGCCGCAGGCACACCAGCAGGCGGTGCGGTAACTGGTGGAGCCCTCGTTATCGCTGTGGTCAAGGCCGGGGCGTAGGGAGAACAAGCACATGGCTCTGTCGACAAAGACTCTCACCACCCGGTTCGGGACGAAGTTTGCAAAGGAAACTTCTGCATCTTCAACGAAGTCGGTTGTAGCTACAGCCGCATCGACCCTGTACGCAATAGAGATCAACAACACAGCCAACTCGGTCAACAGCTTTGTGAAGCTCTATGACAATGTGACTGGAAGTGTAACGGTGGGGACTACAGACCCTGACGTGATCCTGAAGGCCCAAGCATCTACCAAGGTGACCTACCAGTTCGACCAGGGAATCGCATTTGGGACAGGCGTGATCCTCGCCTGCCTAAACAGTGCAGGGACAGCAGGTACAGGCAGTCCGGGGTCTGCTGTCATCGTCAAGCTGAACTACGACTGAGCCGTCAGCTGGCTCGCCTGGCCTCGCGGGCAGCGCGGCGGGCTTCTTGGCCCAGGTCGACAAGCAGAGCTACCCACTCGTCGTAGCTCGTGGGTCCTTCGGGCTGCTTCCTCGCGGAGGCCGAGAGCGCCTCTGCGAGACCTTGCACATGCCGCAGCGTCGGTGTGCGCACGTCGTTTACCAGGCGGCTCACCTCGGGCTGCGTCAGCTCAGCTCTCCGAGCCAGCTCCGCGATGCTCCACCCTCGGTACCTACGATGTCGCTCGATGACGTTGCTGAATGCGCTTGGCATCACATGCCTCCCTATTGCCAGGGTAGTCTCAGGGATGGTCTATGTCAACCTGGTTCAGACCTCATCGTAGGGCATCGCCTCATCGATGGCAGCGCGTAGAATGCAGATGCAGCGGGTCGGTGCACCGTCCAATCGGATGGTCTTGGTGGTTCCGCCTTTGCTGTTCTTCATGATCCAGTCTCGACTGCCCCATCGATGAATGATCTCTTCTGGGTGGTGGCCCAGGTCTGAGAGCAGCTTGCGCAGCGTGACGCTGCAGATTGAGATGTACTCCCAGCTCTCCCAGTTGCTCCAGCTGCCCAGCCAACCTCCGTTGGGTACCTTTGGCTCGCCATCGTCATACATGGCGTGACGCATCCAGAACTCCTTCTGGTGCATGGTGCACCAGGTGACCACGTCTTCGAGCGCAGCCAGCGGCCTGTTGGCGTCCATTGCAGCCTTGATCATGGCCTCGTGGAGCGTATCGAACGGGTTGACGTTTGGCTCTGGCATGCCCACCTTCTGCAGTATCTGTGCAGTGACCTCCAGCACAGCCAAGTGCGCAGCGTGACGTCGAGCTACTGCAGTACATGCCGCCTCGACGTAGTGCTCGCGCACCTTCTTGTAGACGTCGCGAATGGTGTCCCACTGCGCGCGGTTGGCCGTGAGGTACTGCACGAAGGCCCGACCCAGCCATCCATGATTCTCGGCCACGATGTGCTGAAGCTCCTCACTGGCCTTTCCGCCGACAGCGGCGTCCTTGCCCAACGGCTTGCCAGCCAGCGTCAGCACGCGTGCTCTGGTACCTGCGTCCTCGCTGAAGCTCGTGGCAGCTCCTTCACCAGAGGAGATCAGGATGCTGCGCCAGGTAGCTGTCTGACGAGTACCGTCAAGCGAGCCTCGCCCACGCCCCTGTCCTTGGCAGAAGTCGTAGATGACATCACGCACGACGCGGGGGTGCTTCGCTCGCTTGGTCTCATCGAGAATGAGCGGCAAGCTGTGCAGCGCCCCTGCAGTCCTCTCGATCCAGACCTTGGTAGCGTCCCAGCTGTACATCGCTGTCGGATACGTGTCTGCGGGCTTGCCCCAGACAGAGGCGGCCATCCGCAGCGCCGTCGTCTTTCCGCCGCTGGTCTCTCCCGCAAAGTCGACTACAAAGCCGGGAATGCCGATGATGTGCAGCAGTGGCGCTGTCACCGAGGCGTAGATGGCAATCAACATGTAGGGGTAGTCCCGCACGATCTCGGCTGCCTCCAGCCACCCCTCCCAGCTACCCCCTGTCTTCCAACCCTGTGCCAACGCGTTGAGCCCTTCCACATGCGACAGCGTGTAGCGAGACTCGGTGTCGCTGCCCTGGTAGTGGCTGTCTGGCAGCAGGAAGCCATCGTCGGGTAGCCAGCCCATGTGGTCAGCAGTGCAGAACGCAGGGAGTCGATGGGCATTCTCTGCCTCGTAGTCCGCCATGAAGCCGACCAGCTGTGCGCTGATGGTGCTGTTCACGGGCGCCTCCAACGAGGCCAGGTCCATGATCCTGCGGACATCGAGGATGGTTCTGCGGTCGGTCACTCGGCTGCACCAACCGCTGGCGCCACGCCACATCACCTGTCGCTTGGCCTCGCCAGTGTCGATGCTGACCGAGCGCGCAGCCACGAAGATAGGCGCGGAGGCGACTCGATGTCTGACCACCTCTCCGTCCGCCGCGGTTGCCAGGCGGTACACGCCTGAGTTGTCCATCTGGTAGCCCCGCGGGATGCGAAGCTGATCGAGCAGAGCCGGGTCGACCAGGTTGGCTGGGGGGCAGCCGTTCGCGAGGCTGTCTGAGACGGTCACCAGCCTGTCCATCATGTCTTCGAGGTCGTCCACCATCTGTGTGGACCTGCGGCGCCTCTGAGAGGTCGCCAGGCGCTGTACCGCGGATCGGAGGGCGCGGGTCCTGGTGGTACAACGGGGAACCGTCTCAAGCGCAGCCAGCAGGGTCTGGATGGTTGCCTCGTCCTCCAACCACCCAGCAGCCAGCGCATCCATCACATCAGGGTCCTGCATCCGCGCCCACACGCCAGGGATGTCGTCGCAGGCTTCGCTCTGCAGCGTCTGCAGTAAGCCCCTCAGCAGTGCCTCTCCGGTGGGATTCTCGTCTTCTTGCGCAGGCGGGTCGAGCGTAGCAGCGTCGGACATGAGATTCTCGGGGATCGGAGGGGCGGGGTTGTAGGTGGGTGGGGGTACCAAGGCGCACGGGTAGTAAGCGCCGCCCACACCCCAGTGAGCGGCGCTATCCCTTGAGCCCCTTCCCCGTCTCCGAGGGCCGAGTTGCGCAAACCCGACAGGCTCGATCACTGTAACGGGAGCCTCGACAGCCGGTCAAGATGCCCCTGCGTTATACTGGGAACGTCTCCAACATGTAGAGGGTCACATGCCGACTGCGAAGAAGACAACACCGGCGAAGAAGCCAGCTGCAGCGGCAAAGCCAGCGGCTCCCAAGAAGGCGGCGAAGCCAACGCCTGCTCTGACCTATCCACTGCTCGTCATGTGCACGGCGGGTCCTGTGGACCTCGTGTTCGACTCGGCAGAGGCTCGCCAGAGCGCCATCGATCAGCTGACCGTGGCAACCGGTAGCAACTTCCGTGGCGGCTCGGTGGAGATATGCACGCGCGACGGTACCTACCAGTTCGCGGATGCTCATCTCTGCTACCTCCGATACTGACGACGCTTCCAACCGGCGAGCAGATCGTCCAACACCAACTCGACTGTTCGCTTCCGCCAGTCGCACTTGGTGCATCCGCGGATGCGCCCTACCCAGTCTCGTGTGTACCAAGACAGAGCCTCGTTGACGTCGAGGTGACGACCAGGTGATTCGGCGCTGCGTGTGTCGGACACGCGCGTCTTGCCTCCGCAGCGGGGACAGTTCATGGTTCATGATGATGGCATGGACAGGGTCGGTGAGTCACCTCGATACGACCAAGAGCCATCGCTGTTGACGCGCACCTGGTTGGCCAGTAGGCCCACCTTGATGACTTCAGCAGCCGTCTGCGCTGTCATGAGTCCAATCTGGTCTGTCTCGAACCCAAGGCCAGACAGTAGCCGCTTGCTACGACTGCTGAACTGTACCGGTGCCGGTGGCGCAGGCGGCGCGGGCAGCTCGGCGGGATCGTCTGACTTTGACTCTTCCTGCTGAGTCTCCTCAGCCGTCTGCTGTGCCTTCAACCACGCGTCCATGTCGATCATGTCCCAGCCCTTGGGCACTCGGCCAGAGGGGCGTGTGGTGCTGGCCAAGACGACCTGACCAGGGAACGCGGCGAAGGCCTGCATCACGCTCTTCAGCGTGCGCGGATCCCATGCACGGTCTTCGGGCACGAGCACAGCAGCGCCGCTCTCTACCGTGGCTGCTGCCACAGCTGTCGTCACCGTTGCCCACTCCACACCCGAGAGTGCGCAGTGCAGCTTCTCGCCGCGAAGCAGCCCCATGCGGAACGTCTGGCGTCCACCCTCAGATAGCTCGACGTGGAACACCCACGCCTTGGGCAGATAGCGCTGCACCTTGGCGCAGAACGCCTTGGTCTGCGTGGCGAGGAGCGCGCCCACAGCAGACGAGCAGGCTGAGGCCAGCGCCTTGTAGCTGGACACGTCGGCCTCCATGGCGGTTGCCTTGTCGCGTGCAGCCGACATGTCGCCCCAGCGCGACACTGCTGTCTCCAAGGAAGACAGAGCCTGCTGCGCGGCGTACAGGCGGTTCTTCGCGTCCTCAATCGAGACAACAGACACTACTGCCTCGACAGGCTGCGCCTCAGCCAA